TATCTGCTCTTCGTCAAATAGATGCTATTACTGCTAATGCTCAATCCCCTGCTGGTTTTGATGACACGATGCTTCGTATTGATCAAGCTTCTTCAGCTGAAGAAATTATCAATATGATTAATCAACAGTCATAATTTAAAACTACTAAACTAAGGAAACCTTAAAATGGCAGATGCCTATTCCGCTCTCTCTGGTGGAACAGCAAATACTAACGGTGGTCTTGGTGGCGGTCAATACTCAAGCGCAAACAACGTAGGAACTTTTACACCATCTAATGGTGCAGGTCTCGTTCAAAAAGCTTATGACCGTCTTGTTGAGTTTGCACTTCGCTCTCAACCATTACTCCGTTCAGTAGCAGATAAGAAACCAGCTAGACAATCAATGCCTGGTTCATCAATTGTATTCCAAATTTACAATGATATGACCAAAGCAACAACTGCTCTATCAGAGCAAGTTGATCCAGATGCAGTAGCAATTGGTACACCAACTGCAGTTACAGTAACTCTTAACGAATACGGTAACGCAGTTCTAACCACACGCAAACTGCAATTAATGTCATTAGCAGATGTTGATCCAGCGATTGCAAATATCGTTGCTTACAATATGGCTGATTCCATTGACGAAATTGTTCAAACAGAACTTCGTGCTGGAACAAACGTAATCTACGCAAGCAATGCTTCAGGTACACGCGCAACAGCAACAACAAACGTTACTGGCGCTCACACCTTGAAAGCTGCAGACATCCGTCTAGCAGTTGCAAAATTGCGTGCAGGAAAAGCAGTTGCTCGTAAGGGCAGCCTATACTGGTGTGCAATACATCCAGAAGTTTCACACGATCTTCGTGCAGAAACAGGCTCAGCCTCTTGGAGATTGCCTCACGAATACCAATCAAACGATGCCATCTGGGCAGGCGAAATTGGAACATTCGAAGGTGCATACTTCATCGAAACACCACGTATGTACAACGCCACCGATGGTGGTTCAAGTGCACGTGTATTCCGTACAATACTTGCTGGTCAACAAGCACTTGCAGAAGCAGTTGCTGAAGAACCACACGTAGTGATCGGAAACGTAACCGACAAATTGATGCGCTTGCGCCCAATCGGTTGGTACGGAGTATTAGGCTTCAAACGCTATCGCGAAGAAGCACTATACCGCATCGAATCAAGCTCCAGCATCAACGCTGCGTAGTTAGAAACAAATGCAATAGCCCCTGGGAAACTGGGGGCTATTACCTATAGGAGATATCAGTTGCCAAAATTCTTTCCACCAACAGTTGATGAAGGACCAGCAGGATTCGGTCTTTTCTATCGCTACAAATTAACACGTGGTGTAAGTGTTTTGAAAACTGGTGGTGTCTACAGAAAACTTAGAGTTCCATCAACAGATCAAATAGATGCTGCTAGTGAATACTATGCAGGAGGTCACGAATATGATGTTACGGAAGCACAAAAGACTGCACTTATTAACGCTGGCATCGGCATTACTGAAAGTAACTTTGAAGGATGATAGAGAACATTCTTGTAGCAGGTGCGACTGCAAGTGCGATTGCTTCTGTTTCTATGATGGAATGGTTGGAAAAATTTCGCCGAGATTGGGAAGGCGAGCCTGGTGGTCCAGGTAGGGATGCTGTTCCTGGTGTAATGGAAAGATTGAATAGACTTGATGGTGAGTTAAGTCATAATGGTGGTTCTTCTATGAAGGACGCTATTGATAGAATTGAAAAAGTGTTAGGGACAAAATGACTTTACATCAATTAAGAAAGCATCCAGAGTATGTTGAGGGATGTTTTGGTTGCAAAGCTGCAACTGTGGATTTGAATGCAGGAGAGGCTTCCACTCGCCTTACTATGTCAGCCAAGAAGTGGGATAATGAACTTGCGTTATATCGTCAAGCTAGATCTCAGGGTATTCAACCTGACTCTACTAAGACTAAAGATATACGCAAAGCAATAGATATCTCAAACAAAACTGGAAAGGCATACGGCGCATAATGTCAATGTATAAAAGCAAAAAAGCTAAAATGAAGCACGAAAAGATGGAAGGCAAGAAAGAACGTAAGATGGAATACGGTAAAAAAGGTATGAAATCTATGAAAAGAATGGGAAAGAAAAAATAATGTGTGCAACTTGTGGATGTAACTATCCTAATCTAGATCACGCTATGGCTAACGCTATGGGCAACAACCCAATGGGTATGCCTATTGCACCAAAGCCATCTAGCATTGTTAAAGCAACACCTAAGAAACCAAAGAAGTAATTATGAAGCCAAAGGACTCACGTTTAAAAAGTGCTGGGGTCTCTGGCTACAACAGACCAAAGCGGACTCCTAACCATCCTACTAAGTCACACGTTGTTGTGGCTAAGTCTGGTTCACAGGTTAAGACAATCCGCTTTGGACAACAAGGTGTTACTGGGGACAGAACACCAACAGCACGTCAAAAATCTTTTAAAGCAAGACACGCAAAAAATATTGCTAAGGGCAAAATGTCTGCAGCTTACTGGGCGAATAAGGTGAAGTGGTGAAACAAAAAGCATTCTGGGACAAGAAGAACCCTAAGAAAACTTCTAAGAAGTTAACACCTACACAGATTAAAAGTGCTAAGGCTCGCGCTAAAGCTGCAGGAAGAAAGTATCCGAATCTAGTAGATAATGCTGCTGTAGCAAGAAAATCTAAATAAAACATATTGGGGACGATATGAAAATAGCAGTATATGCAATTGCATTAAATGAAGCCAAACACGCAAAACGTTGGGCTGATGCAACTAAAGATGCAGATATCAGAATAGTAGCTGATACAGGATCTACAGATGGTACACAAGAACTGTTAAGAGCTGAAGGCGTAATAGTACACGACATAAGTGTCAAACCTTTTAGGTTTGATGATGCTCGCAATGCTTCCTTAGCTTTAGTTCCTAGTGATGTAGATATGTGTTTGTCTTTAGATCTTGATGAAATTCCTGATGAAGACTTGTTTAAAGAAATAAGAAAAGCTTGGACTCCTGAAGTTAATCGTATGTGGTTAACCTGGGAAACTGGTTATGAATGGCAAAACAATAATCGTTTACATTCAAGACAAGGTTATCGCTGGCTTAAACCTTGCCACGAAGTCACTGAGTATTATGGTGATTTTTTTGGTGGGGAAGAAAAAAGTGTTGTAGTTAAATCTACTGTAAGACATAGACCAGATGATGATAAATCTAGATCTCAATATCTTCCTATGCTAGAGATGGCAGTAGCTGAAGATCCTAAAGATGCAAGAATGTGGGCTTATCTTTGCAGAGAATATTTCTTCCTTGAAAAGTGGAGAAAGACTATTGAAGCTGCTGAGGAAATGCTTAAAGCAGGTGGATGGTATATAGAACGTGCTGCCAGTTGCAGAGCTGCTGGTGAAGCTTTTATGAAACTTAATAACAATCAAATGGCTAGAGACTGGTTTGTTAAGGGTGTTAAAGAAGCACCAGATCAGTTAGAAGCCTGGTATTCATTAGCTCAATTCAATTATGAAATAAAGAACTGGCAAGGGTGTTGGGATTCAGCAATCAAAGTTGAAACATTGCAAAGGGAAAAACATTATCTAGTTAATGGTGATGTTTGGAATTGGAAATGTTTTGATCTTTTATCTTTAGCTGGATGGTACTTAGGTAAAAAAACTGAAGCTATGGAATATTTAGTAAAAGCAATACAAGCAAATCCAACTGAGGAAAGATTAAAAGATAATTTGAAATGGATGCAAAAAGATAATGACAACATTTAATGACTTAGTAGAAGAGGTCCTCATTAACCTTGAGGGTTTCACTCTACGTCAAGATAGAACCACATACTTAACATCTGGTATTGACTCAGATGATTTAAGCATTTCTCTTGCTAGTGGTGATAACATAGGTAAAGGTATTCTTGAAATTGATGAAGAATTAATTCACGTTGATTCAGTAGATCGTTCTGATCGTTCAGCAGTTATCTCACCATTTGGTAGAGGATATCGTGGCACTACTGCAGCATCACATTCTTTAAACGCTAGAGTAACTTTTGCTCCAAGCTTTCCAAAGATTTCAATTAAACGCGCAATCAATGACACCATTAAATCTGTTTTCCCACAAGTCTATGGTATCGGTAAAACTACATTTTCATTCAATCCTTCTGTAACAACTTATTCTTTACCTGCAGAAGCAGAAACAATTTTAGCTATTAGCTGGAGCGACATAGGTCCTTCAGGAGAATGGTTCCCAATTAGACATTGGAGACACGATCCAACAGCTAACGTTACTGACTATGCAACATCTAATACAATAAGTATCTATGAAGCTTTAGTTCCAGGAAGAACTGTTCAAGTTACTTATAGCAAGGAACCAACTTCTTTATCTAGTGGTAGTGATGTGTTTGAAACCATTACTGGTTTACCATCTTCAGCTAGAGATTTAATAGTTTACGGTGCTTCTTACCGTATGGTGTCTTTTATAGATCCAGGTCGTTTAAACTTTATCTCGCCAGAAGCAGACCAAAATGACGCAACTAGACAATTTGGTTCTGGCACAAATACCGCAAAATATTTGTTGGCTTTATATCAACAACGTTTGCGAGAAGAATCAGAAAAACAAAACGGCAGATATCCAGTCCGCGTCCACTACACAATATAAGGTAAATAATGTCCAGAAAATATTCTAGCGTTTCACTCGAAACTGAAGTTGTTGGTTCTCTAACCACATCTGCCACCTCTGTTGTTGTTGCTAATGCAACTAACCTTCTTGGTGGTATTAACCCTGCATCTATCACATCAAATGATGACTTCATTGTTGTTATTGATCCTGAAACATCAAGTGAAGAAATTGTTAGGGTAACTTCTGTTACTTCTAATACTTTAACTGTTGTTCGTGGTCACGATGGATCAACAGGTAAGACACATACTTCTGGTGCCAAGGTTCGCCATATGGCTATCGGTGAAGATATGCGTAATGCTGCTTCTCACATTGAAGCTACTGCTGCTCACGGTGCTACTGGTGCTGTGGTTGGTACAACTAATACACAAACTTTAACTAACAAAACTATTGATGCTGCAAGTAACACTATTAGTAATATTGCTAATGCTAATATTTCTTCTTCTGCTGCTATTGCTGATACTAAACTTGGAACTATTTCTACAGCGAATAAGGTTCAGAACTCTGCTACTACTGCTACTTCAAGTAACTCTGGTTCAGCAATTGTTTCTCGTGATTCTTCAGGTAACTTTAGTGCTGGAACTATTACTGCTGCTTTAACAGGTAACGTTACTGGTAATGCTTCTACTGCAACTACTCTTGCTACTGGTAGAGATTTTCAAATCACTGGTGATGTTGAGGCTGGTGCTGTTTCTTTTAACGGTTCAGGTAACGTCACATTAAACACATCTATTGCTACTGGTGTTATTGTTAACGCTGACATTAATGCTTCTGCTGCGATTGCTAAGACTAAGATTTCTGGTACAGCGATTACTGCTGCAGATACTGGCACTGTTACTAACACAATGTTGGCTGGTTCTATTGATAACAGCAAGTTAGCAACTGACCCTCTTGCTCGTGCTAATCACACTGGTACACAATTAGCATCTACTGTTTCTGATTTTGATACACAGGTTCGTACATCTAAGGTAACTGACCTTGCTGCACCTACTGGTTCATTCTCAATGAACTCACAAAAGATTACTAACCTTGCAACAGCAACAACAAGTACTGATGCTATTAATAAAGATTATGTTGATAGCAAAGTTGGTGTTGCTAATGGTATTGCTTCACTTGATTCTGCATGTAAGGTTCCAACTGCACAACTTCCTAACATTGCTTTGCATCAAACATTCGTTGTTAACTCACAGGCAGCAATGTTGGCTTTGGCTGCTGATACTGGTGATGTTGCTGTTCGTACAGATGTAAGTAAAACTTTCATTCTTGCTTCTGAACCTGCAACTACTTTGGGTAACTGGCAAGAACTATTAACAAGTGATGCTGTTGTTTCCGTTGATGGTCAAACAGGTATTGTTGATTTGTCTGCTAGTTATGTGAACGTTTCTGGTGACACAATGACTGGTGCCCTTGCTATGGGTACTAACAAAATTACTGGTCTTGGTACACCAACTAACTCAGCAGATGCTGCAACTAAAAACTATGTTGACACTGTTGTTATTGCACCAACTAATCTTACTGGTCCTATAACATCTGTTGGTAACGTTACAAGCATTGCTTCACAAACTGGTACTGGTTCAACATTTGTTGTACAAGACAGCCCAACTCTTACCACACCTAACATTGGTGTTGCCACAGCAACATCTATCAACGGAACCACTATTCCAAGTTCTGCTACTTTGGTTAAAACTTCTGATACTGCTTTACTTGTTCCAAGTCAAACAGGTAACGCTAACAAGGTTTTGACAACTAATGGTACTGTTTCTTCTTGGGGTAATGCTGGTTCTGCAACCTATTATCAACCTTCAGCACCTACTGCTACTGCAACTGGTGAGTTGTGGGTTGATTCTGATGCAACAGCATCTATTTTAAATACTAACGATTTTGTTCAGAAGACAGAAATTTATTCTGAATCAATTCATCCGTTTATGTTGATGGGAGCCTAATGGCAAAGCAAGCGTACGTTTATTCTGGAACCGACTGGGTTCCTTTAGCATCTGAGGTTACTAATCTTAGTTCTTATCAGACTAAAGCATTAAACCAGTTTCCTTATAGGAATCTGATTATTAATGGTGCAATGCAGGTTGCTCAACGTGCTACTTCTGTTGCTTCTATTACTACAAGTGGTTATAGAACTGTTGATAGATTTGGTCACAATGTTACAACTTTAGGAACTTGGACTATGAGCCAAGAAAATGATGCACCAACAGGTTCAGGTTTTAGAAAATCAACAAAAGTTTTATGCACTACTGCTGATGCTTCTCCTGCTGCTGGTGATTATTCAAGTATTTATCAAATTATTGAAGGGCAAAATCTTCAAGCAATTAAAAAAGGCACTGCTGCTGCAGAACAATTAACTATTTCTTTTTGGGTTAAATCAAATGTTACTGGTACATATATTGTTGCTATATATG